TGCAGGATTTGTTGTCGGTGAAGAGCTTCCTTTAGACACAGGATTCTTGGGTAGCAATATTTATGCTAATTCAACTGATCCTAGCGCGTTAGGAAGAACATATTTCTTGGGTTGCTATATGTCAGAGTCTGCTGGCTCAACAATATTTACAGATGCCAATATTCAGACCCATCCCACCGAGCTTGCTCATCCAATTCTTAGAGGCGTACTTTTCGCAGCCTCTGGAACATCGCTGACTCTCTCTTGCTCAAACGGGACAGCGGTAAATAATGACCCCGGTGCAACTTCTACCACAGAGTCTAGCGTTGGTTTTATAACAGGTACTGTTGATTTTGCAAAAGATAGTGCTGTACCTATGTTCACTATGATCATCAAGGGCTTAAAGAATACAGATGATAATGTCATCACTGCATCTTTAGATCCTTCAACTGGGAATTATTTCCCAACTAAGTTTAACACAGATCCAGCGCTCCTGCAGCAACGCGGTCATCTTCTTTACACACACTATGACGTATTCCCTCAATATGCTGTAGTTACAGGCTCCGGAATTACACAGCAAGGGCCGAACCTAATAAATAATACTGCTGANCNATATGTCGGATCATCTGATTGCGTCTTCTTGACAACAGGTTCAACCGCTAGAAATACACTTTCCGGTGACGNACCAAACTATGAAGGATTCCAGTCTCGATTTGCTCACGCTCGATCTCCGTGGATTGTATCCCAGAAGTTTGGTGGATCTGCAAAAAATCTATTTAGAATTCATGCCCAAAGCGACGGAGTCCTTAAGTCAAAAGCAAACGACCCTGCAGGAGCGAATACGAAATTTAAAATCTCAATAGCAGATATCGATGCTAGCAACGAGACGTTCACGCTTATAGTTAGAGACTTTTATGATCAAGATCCACCCTCACAGCAGAATGTCTTAAAGACATATACTTCGCTTAGCTTAAATCCAAGTTCTGCTCAATATATTGGTCGAATAATTGGAGATAGAAGAGTAAGCTATGATTTTGATCAACCTGCTGGAAGCCAAAAAATAATCATTGAGGGAAAATACGCAAACCCCGCTGACTCTAATCTTATTAGAGTTGAGCTTGCACCAGAGCTAGAGAACGGTGAAATAGATTCTAGTGCTCTACCCGTAGGGTTTAGAGGGTTAGATCACCTAATCACGTCAGGAAGCTCTCCGATGACTTCACCGCCAGATACAAATTTACAAGCTAATAATACAGATATCTTAAAGAGGGTTGTCGAGCCACCAACACCGTTCAGGCAAGACTTGTTAATGGCATCTGGTACTATACTAGCTAGGGCCAATGGCGCTCTTTTCTGGGGCGTCCAATTCCAGCGTAAGGAACAACTAGCCAGACCGAATGCCGATTCTCAAATTGACAACACAGTAGTTAACCTTACTAAGTTTTTCCCTAACTTTTATGGTGCAAACAGCGCTAACATGAACGTGATGACAGGGTCCAACCCAGGTCAGACTACTTCTAGTGGAATCATCTTCGACTCAGATGTGTTCAACAATAATGGATTTTCTCTGGAAAATATTCGAGTCATGACAGGCTCTGGTCCAAATAACGATCTTGTTTTAAGTACTGCTGCCGGAGATAAGGAGTGGCGATACGTACGCGACGGAAACATTGTAACAAACGATGTTGCGAAAACCCGCGCATGGCAAGTCTCTGATACAAACAGCCCACATGTTCGCAGCAGGTCTAAGTTCTCTCTGCCAATCCAGGGCGGCTGGGACGGAGTTAATATCTTCGATTCTAGCGAAGCAAATCTTACAGAGAAGGCTGCCAAGGGCGACATGGACGACTCAAATAGAGGTCAAAATGATGGTCCTACTGTTGCTGCATATTACACAGCACTCAATGTAATGGCAGATAAATCTGATGTTGACATTCAACTTCTTGCAATTCCTGGAATTCGCCAAGAAACAATTACAGATCGTGCGATAACTAAGGTTGAACAAAGATTTGACGCTCTTTATATCATGGATATCGAAGAAAGGGATAACGTAAACACAGTCGTTACATCGTCGGCCCAAAACCCCGTTGTTTCAAATACTGTGACATCTTTCGAAGGAAGATCGTTGGATACCTCATTCGCTGCAGCATACTTTCCAAATGTTTCCATGAAGGTAACACAGAAGAGGCTGAACTCGCAGACAAGAAACATCATTGAAGACCCAACACTTGTGACAGTGCCACCCTCAGCAGTAGTCCTTGGTGCTTTTGCAACAAACGACCGCATCGCCTTCCCATGGTTCGCACCCGCTGGTTTTACAAGGGGCGCAATGAGCGATGTAGTTTCCTCTGAAGTTTCTTTGACCAGAGATGATATGGAGGACCTCGTGGGTGTTGATATTAATCCGATCCAGTCATTCCCAGGATCAGATGGTCCAGTTGTTTACGGCCAAAGAACTCTGCAACAAGCAGCTTCTGCTCTTGATCGAGTTAATGTCCGGCGTCTACTAATTGACGTAAGAAGATCAGTCCGCGCAGCCGCCAATTCTATCTTGTTTGAACCAAACAGAGAGGCTACGCTGGCTAAGCTCAGCGCACAAGTTCGACCAATTTTAAAGAATGTCCAGCAAAATGCGGGTATTGACAGATTTAAAGTTCTCATTGATTCTTCTACGACAACGCAGGCAGATATTGAGAACAACACAGTTCGAGGTAAAATTTTCTTACAACCTACTCGAACAGCAGAGTTTATCTCTCTTGACTTTGTTGTTACTAATGCAGGCNTTNAAGGAANTTAACAGACATGAGAATATTTTTACCTGTAGCATATATTTATAATGAGAGAGATGTTAGGAGCTTGTAATGGCAGAGACACTATCAGTCGCAGAGATGCTTCCAAATAAGTTTGAACCGAAACGCAAGTTTCGATGGGTTTTCGCTATTGAAGGCATCGACGCATTCTTAATGAAGAGCGCAGCTCGTCCACAAATGCAGACATCTGAACAAAAGATTCCATTTATTAATCACACACGTTACGTGACAGGTCGATATGAGTTTCAATCTTTGGGTGTGAAACTATATGATCCAATCGCTCCTTCCGGTGCACAGCAGGTTATGGAGTGGATTCGAACCCACTTTGAATCTGTTTCTGGTCGTGCAGGTTACGCTGATTTTTATAAACGTGACTGCCAGATCAAGATGCTTGATCCTGTGGGAACAGTAGTTGAGCTTTGGGATGTAAAAGGCTGCTTTATTCAAAGTGCCAATTTTGGATCTGATCTAGATTATGGAACTGATGCTCCTGCAGAGATTGATCTCACACTTAGATTTGATAACTGCGTCCTTCAATACTAATTCTGACTTAAATTTAGATTTTTCTAAGGTGACTTTTAATCAAGATATTTCTTGGTTAAGCTCATCTTTGTCTAAAGTTTGAAAGATCCCATCTAAAGTTTAACGCAACACTCTCTTTATCATACAATGTAATTATAATCGAAAGGACACGCGTATGTCTAGAAACAATGATATCTTTACGACTGCTGGTATGCATGAGGAAATGAATCAGCCAGTACCAGCCCATCTCACTCAAGATTTAGGTTTTGAGATTCCTGTGGAAGAAGTACCTCTACCGTCGCAGGGCTTAGTTTACCCTGTTAATCACCCTCTTCACGGCAAAAAGTCGGTATCAATCCGAGCAATGACAGCTAGAGAGGAAGATATTCTCACATCGAGGTCTTTGATCAAAAAGGGTACTGTTATCTCACATCTTCTTTCTTCTTGCATGACAGACAAAGCAGTAGATACTAGAGCTATGCTTTCTGGCGACAGGGCCGCAGTGATGATTGCACTCAGAATTACAGGGTATGGCGCCGATTACGAAGTTTCAATGACGTGTCCTTCTTGCGAAGCAAACCAGTCACCATCATATAATCTTGCTGATCTTGCTGTAAGAACACTTGATATAGAACCTGTCGAGCCTGGCGCCAACTTGTTTGAGTTTAGCCTTCCCGTCTCTAGGAAGATAGTTCGCTTTAAGTTTATTACTGGCGAAGACGAAGAAGAGCAAGCTATTTTAACTGAAAGAAAAAGAAAACAGGGTCTTGTAGTAGAAAGCTTAGTCACTGATCGACTACAAAGATGCATCGTCGCTGTCGATGGAGAAACGTCAGGCGGCAAGATAAGTCAGTTTATACGAAACATGCCAGCCAGAGACTCACTAACACTTCGTCGATATATCGATACTCACGAGCCAACAGTTGTGATGGAAGTCCCATTTAAATGCACAAGCTGTGAATACGAAGAGGAGGTCGGCCTTCCCATGGGCCCAACCTTTTTTTGGCCTGACGCCTAGTGATAAGGAAATCTATCTAGAGGAAGCTTTTCTTCTAATGTATTATGGTGGGTTTACGTATACAGAAGCTTATAAACTCCCGATTACATATAGAAAATGGTTTATAGATAGAATAAACAAAGAATTTAAAAAAGCAACTGAAGCCGGAGAAGACCCCCAGACTCGAGCTTCACATCAGNGCGACTCAATGTCAAGGATGCTCTCNGGTAAGTCTCGAGGTGAAATGCCTTCTAGAATTAGAAGATTTACGTAAGTGCATATTTAATAATTGATAGCATAGACTAAATATGCCTTAAACCCCCTACAGAGAGTGAAATCGCAGATGGCTGACTTAAATGATCTATTANAACAGTTAGAAGCTCTTTCTANGGGTCCGATCCCACAGTCTGTTGAGCAGCTAAAAGAACTTGAGAGAGTTTTTCACGCGCTAAATGAGCAGGACTTGTCCGGCACCGCCAATGCCTCCGAAAATATGGATATCCTTGCAGGCAGGATAAAAACGCTTCAAGATGGATTCGCAAAGACTGCAGCAGCACAAAAATCATTTTCTGCCGGAACGAGTAATGTATCCAAAAGCATCATTGAATCTTTGGGTTCTTTTGCAGCGGGAACAGCAGGTATCACAGCTATGGGCCTGGCCATTAATGCTGCGGATAAAGCGCTAAATAAGGTTTCCTTTGGAAAGTACGCAGAACTTTATGAAGCTGCTGGCGTAAAGCTAAGTGACGACCAAAAAAAATCAACAACAAAAACGATGATGAAGACGTACGACGATCTGATCGTTCCTCTAATGGGAAAACAAGAATCATCGATCGCANCACTTCTCGGTGGGCTTAGAAATACTACAGGATTGCTCGATGAGTCAGATCTAGGCGGAAGATTTGCAAAATCAGCTGAAGAGGCCCAAGCCCAAGCTGATGGCATGGGAAGGGCAGTTGGAAACACTACAAACTCATTTAGGTTCCTTAAGTCCGGGATAGACGGCGCCGGAGAAGCAACTGAGATATTTGGTAAAATAGCCAATCAGCTTACTGATACTATGTTTACAATGGGAGAAGACATATCTAAGGTAAGCATGCAAAACCTGATGAGGTTTCGAAATGCCTTAAATGTCTCTGATGCGGACATGAAAAAGTTTGGTAAGCTAGCGGCAGCAATGGGAACTTCTGCCTCGACTCAATTTATGAAAGTTGAACAAGCAGCAACTTCTATCGCTAAAGCCACGGGAATCAACAGGAAGGTTTTAGCTACAGATCTTGTGAAGATGCGCGCTGATTTTACTACCTTCGGATCGTTTAGTGCTGAAGAGCTAGCTAAAGTTGCAGCAAGAGCTAAGTCTCTGGGAGTAGAAATTACAAAATTATCAGGGCTCGCCAATAAGTTTGATAATTTTGACTCTGCTGCTGATTCAATGGCAACATTAGCACAGACAATGGGTGTCAATATCGACGCCTTTGATATGTTCCAAGAAGAGGATCCGACTAAGCAATTACTCATGATTCGCCGAGCTTTTCAAGCAGCTGGACAAGATATCACACAAATGAACAGGAAGCAACGACGTATGATCGCTTCAGAGCTCGGCGTAGAACTTGCTGATGTGTTTCCTGCATTATCACCTGGAAATATAAAGGGCGAAGAATTAAGAGAGAAAATCGATGCTGTTCCTGAGGCTGCTGTTAAAGGCCTTCATAACGCCATTGATAAATTTAATTTAAGTGTCCCCACTCAAGCGCAGACGTATTTCGAAGGCTTAACAGGACTTATGACAACCTCACGTGAAACTCATGCAGAGCTCAAAAAGTCAACAGTGCAGAACAGAATTTTAGATCGAAAAACTCGTGAACAAATTATCTCCGCGACAAAAGGTCTTGTCTCCACTCTAGACGCATCAAATTTGGTTTTTTCTGGAATGCCGAACTTGGCAGATTCGATTAAGGATGATACGTCTAAAGTAATGAAAAAAACCATCGCATCTATAGACTCGCAACGACAAGCTGGACTTAGTGGAATATTTAAAACAATTGGGAAGTCTACTGAGTCTTTTGGTAAACTGACAGAAGCTGGAATTATGCTCATGGCAGCTGATCCCAACGATCCCGAGGCACAGAAGATCGCTCGAAGGAACGTGAGGAGCGTCGCAAAGCAGTTCGGCGCGAACGCGGTCGATGCGGCTTCATTAGGCGCCGGCGCCGTAAGTTCGATAGGTGCCACTGCAGCCAAAGTAACTCGAGGCACCGCCGCCATTGCATCAGAAGTGGCCAAATCGTTCACCGTAAATATCACTACTACCTTAGACGGCGAAACAATCGCCCGCAGCGTCATGAGCCAAACCCTCGGCACCGGCCGACCGGTCTCCGAAAGTATAGGAATGGGCAAAGACCCAACTGTGCCCCAACAAACCCAACCACGATAGAGTGAAAAATCCATGAAAAACAACAAGCATGAAAAAGCCTCTCCTGATAAGAACTATGCGATACTTATGAAAGACAGCACTTATAGACAGGCTGTTGACTCTATTGATGATCCAGAGACTAAAGAAGCAGTTGAGAACATGATCGCGCAGTATGTGAATGTCTTAGCAAAGATTTTTGAGAATGAGGCACCTGTGAAAAAATTAACTGCTCAAAGACCTGAGGATAATGAAAATGTCTGACAAAAAGGTAGTAATCCCAATAAACAGATCAGACCCAGACGGCCCGCTTGATCAACCGTTTCCCACCCCAACTGAAGAATATAGCGAGGAAATCCAGACCGCCCCAGTCGTGGATCTTCCCTACGAAGAGCAAACTCCCAAAGACGGCGTAGAAGCTGTAAGTATCATGGGTACAAGAAAAAGATTTTTTAACAGGGCGTCTA